GATAACAAAATCAGGTAATTCTTTTACCTCTCTGCATTTTATTTCTATTTCAAGCTCTACTTCGGGAGGAGGATTACCAATAAGAATATCAAAAAATTCTTTATGGTTCATATTAGTTTAGCTTTGGGAAGAGTTGTTGCTCTAACATATCCACAGCACGATCATCCAATGTATTCGAGGTCTGCTTACAAATTGCCCGAAGCAAGTCCACCACTAACCTCTTCACAGCAGTTGTGGTGAAGAATTTTAGTAATACTGGTTTTAGTATTTTTAGCATAGTTTTGTGTGTTACTTCCCAAACATAGCTAACTTGCTAGTATTAGACAAGAGTCTTAACTTTTCATGGAAGATCAAGAACCTAGTAGAGTCGAAACCATTGTCAAAGTTTGTGTACTTCTTTGGTCGGCAACGCTATTATCTCTCTCATACTACGAACCGCCAGATGGTAAAAAGATTGTAGATTTTGACCCGACATTTATTGCAAGTATTTTTTCAGCTAGTACTGCGTCACTAGGGTTTCAGATAAAGAAGAAAAAAGATACTATAGTAGATAATAAGAACTCTAAAGTAGGCATCAAATGAAAAAACTTTTATTACTAGGTTTATTTTTAGTTGCTCCTTGCTATGCAAACGGAGTACCAACGTGGACTACAGGTTCATCTAATAGAACTGAGAACACAACCCAGACTATAACTCGCAGCATAGTAACTGAAAAATTTGGATCTGCCCTGTCTAGTTGGGAAGCATCAAACATAGAAGTTACGAGTGCTTCTAGTGGTGGTATAGCACACGCAGATGCAGTTTTTACTCCTAAAACTGTAACTTCTGATTGGTCGTTAGCTATAACTACCAGAGCATCAGGAACTAAACTAGAAACAATAACTCAGAATGATGCGATTACGACTACTAGCGTTATCACTTCTTTGTCTGTCTTTAGTCAGTAAAGCAAAAGCCGAAGGCGATACAAACGTACAGGCTCAACCTAATGCTGTTGGTAATTCAAGTATTATCAACCAGAATATGAATGTTAATAATGGAATGACAGGTAAGTTGCAGTTTGGAAATCTAGTATGTAGTCAACCTACTATGGCTGTAACTCCTTTTTATACAGGTAATGATGCACAGGGAGAAGAGACATATAGCATCAATGAAGGTTGGGGAGTACAAATGAGTTTTATGATACCGCTAGGAACTAATAATGAAACGTGTTCTGAACTAGCAAAAGTAAAGCTAGACCTAGCCATAGAAGAACTAGACAAGCAAGTGCATGATAAACAGCTAGTTCGTGTCTTGAAGTGTAGTCAGCTTCACGCATCAGGCTACATGATAAATCCTAAATCTAAGTTCGCATACATCTGTAATGATGTAATCAATATACGAAGTTATGTAAAAGCTAATCCTTCTTTGTTTGTAGATCCTTTACCTCTTTCTTCAAAACCTTAGTAAATATTTTTTTAGATGTTTTCTTAATAAAAGCTAATACTGATTGCATGGCAATACCACCAGCTACAGATACAACTGACGCAGTACCAGCAGCTATAACACTAGAAGCTATGACTTCTGGTGCTGGTATAGGCATTTCACCAAAAAAAGGTATATTAAACGTAGCTACCCCTTCTTCATTTGATAAAGTTTCTGTGGTGTTTGGCAGGTTTGTCGGTATTGTCTCTGGTGTTAGTTCTAACGCTCCCTCCGTTGAAGATGCTTTTTCTTCTTCAGCAGAAGATCCCTGATCTCCCAAACCCGACTCTACCTGTTCCAAACTTGGAAGAAGTACAGGGTTTAGATATGGAATCTCTGCCACAGGTGGATAAAAAATTGTTCTAGGTGGAACGAGAATATAATCTGTATCAGGCAGATTAATCTCTGGTATGTCCACTAATCAGCAGCTTCGGCTGTATTTCCCTCTATTACCCACTCAAGGTACTCTTGATAGTCGGTGTTTGCTTCGTCAAATGGAATATGACATTGTGTTTTATCTGCAAAAATTTTTATAACAGAATTAACTTTATCATCAAGTCCTTTTTGTAATTTGTAAGTAAAACTCATGTGTTACAACTCCGCACTAAAAGTTAGTTTAGCAGTAGTGTCATTATCTGCTCCAAAACTGCCAGCATGACCATTTGTAAGACCACTAGCAACATTTACCCCTGTAAATAATGAACTTGCAGAAGCATGAAATAAAGTTAAACTCGTTACAGACCTTGCAGTTCCACCAGAAGTAAATCTATTATTTCCACTCAAGGCGATTGTAGGTGCTGCTCTCATTGTAGGAAATGTTGGTGTGAAATGTGCTGCTGTTGTAGATTGTGCTGCACCAAGACCATAAGCAGAATATCCATCTGATGCTATCTCTGGGTATTGTTGATAGTATCGTTTACAAAGCTCAAGCTCCTGACCGAATGACCTATGCTCAAAATCTGTGGCATGGTCTGAAACCTCAAGCTGCACTCCGGTAATTTCAAATGTTGCATCATTTGTTGTGTACCATGTTGAAGTATAGTCAGGCGCTCTTGTACTACTAGCAAAAGTAGCCCATTGATTTAAGTTAACTGAACTAGCTGTTAAATCAGTACCCCAAAATGGAGCAATAACAACTCTTAAGCCTTCACCATTATCATTATCTATCTGATTTCCTGACGCTCCAGAAATTGTTTTGGTTACTTTTGTCCAAGTATCTTGTGATAAAGCACCTGTTTCAAATGGATAAATTTTTGAAGTTCCATCCATACTTCTTAAATATCCATAGAAATTCTGAGCAACACTAGATTTAACCCAAAACGAAAGTGTTACATAACTAGAACTTGAAGTATAATTCCAACCACTTTGAGCGATATCTTGTGCTTCTATTTTTTGAAAAAAGTAAAGATAATCATCTGAACCAGCACCACTTGTTTGATTTCCATTTGTTATTTTAAATGCCTTTCTAAACCCATTTGTATAAGGAGTAGTACCACTAGTAACATCAGCCTGTGAAAATGTTGGAGATTCATCTAATCCTGATCTATCTGTTTTCCATCTATCTACAGTTGCATAACCAGTAGTTGATGATGATGTGGATCTTTGAGCTATTTTAAAATCTCCATTAATTATCAAGTTTTTATTCTGACGATTACTTAAATTGGCAGTACACGTTCCATCAGTATTGTTGACAGTAATAGCAGCAGCACTAGCTCCTACCCCTTTTATCGAATTTACCTTGATCTCTGACATAATTAACTAGGTTTTGGGTTAGCGTCTTTAACCGCTTTAATGTGGGTAGCCCACGTTCCAGTTGTATCTAGTTTACCAGCGAGCATATCTGCATACAACATATCTAATTGATTTCCATAACTATCGTAGGTTGTAGAACCATTTGTTGTTCTATCGGTTTTGTACTTAACAGCAGCAGCTTCAGCATCTAGCGTAACTCTTGCAGCATCAATATCAGATTGTACTAAAGTTATCTGTGAGCCATCTGCTTTAAATGCTCCTGTACCATCATCAATAGTTATAGCATCAGGATATGCTTTATATATAGCTTCGTGATCTAAACTCATGCTGCTACCTCCATAAGTATAAGTGAACTAGCTGTATTTCCACCGTTGGCATCTTGTGTATATGGTCTATTTATGTATACATATCCACCATCACTAGCTATTGATGCTTGTAGTTTGTAAGTTGTAGCTGATGTTGTATTTGGACTATCTAAAAAGCTGCGTGAAAGTGGATCCATAACATATTCATCTTGTGCAGTTCTCCAAGTTCTAGCTATTGTTACTTCTTCTCCTGTAGCTGCATCTCCTACAAATAAAACAGTTGAACCTCTTAATATGTTCGCGAAAGCTCTTTTATGAGAAGTTCGGTTAACAAAACTACCTAATGATAATAAAATTAAAACCTTATTAGAAGATGAGGATGGAGTAATAGTTGCACTTAAACCTACATCAACCATTGTTTGCGAAGATGTTGTAAAACCAGAAGTTAATGTTCCTTCAACTACTTGAAGAATTTTTCCTGTTGATGTATTTGATGTAAGTAAAGTTGCATCAGCTTCATCTGGTATTGTAAAAACTCTGTTATTAGCAGAAGAAGAGGGTGCTTGTAAGCTGAAAGACCCACCACCTGATGCTGCGTTTAGTTTAATCTTTGCTGTCATGGTTAACTAGGTTTTGTTGGATAAGTTACGTTGTGAGGGTCAGCAGTATTAGCAGGTAAATCTCTAAGTGCCTGTCTATAAGTTTTCATTGCATCAGTAAGTGTGTGATCTGCAAGAGCAAGATAATCTGTTTCAGCTAATAAATTATTTCTTGTAGACCTTAAATTAGCAAGTGCTTCCACATCAGTAGCAGGGGCATCTGCAATGTCTGTTTCTGTAATTTCTCCCGTTTGTATGTTAAGTGTAGTGTTTTTCATATTAATCTTGATAATAACTTATTGCTCCAGAACCGCCATCAAATGAGCCAGTATTTAAAAATATTGTAGCCTGTGTAATAGCACCTCCTATATCTATACTACTTTGCATAAAAAAGTGTGTTTGATTTCCTGCTGCAGCACCTCTTGACACTTGTGATTTTATAAACCAACGAGTTGTACCACCAAGTTTCCAACACTCAATTTGCCCGTTAAAAACGTGTTGTGATCGACCATAATTGCTTGGATAAAGTATAGCTCTACTTGACCAAGTTTCTACTTGTTGATAACTATCTTCTAAATAAGAAGATATAGTGTCATAGTTAGTATCTGGAAAACCAGATGCCGTGCCTAATCTAAATGCTGCATAACTTTCACTACCAGATGAACCTGTATTACTTGACAAATCCATAAAACCAATTCTTATTGCGGAAGTATCAGTTGGTATTCCTGAGAACGTATAGCTACCACCTGTGCCAAAAGATACATTGTTAACGTGAGTCCATTTTCCAACTGCTCCACTTGCTAATTTTCCAGAATTAACAGCATTTGCAGCCAACATATCTGTATCTACTATTCCATCAGGCAGACCACCTACTGCAACTCCTGTTATTACGTTTGTAGAACCATTAATTGCTATTGCCATTAGACGAAAGTAACAGTTGAAGTGGCACCTACAGTAAGTGTAGCATTGATCGTAAGAGGTGTCGGCACGATTGCATTATGATTTGCAGTTATCGTGTAATCGCTATCCATCTGATTTTCAGATTCGTGAAAAATTTTCTCTCCGCCACCACCTGTAGCTCCACCCCCACCATCTGCATATTCTAGTTGTCCTACTGCTGTTGCTCCACTACCAGTAATACTTTTTATTTTTAAAAATTTATCTGCTGCTATCTGATTGTCAGGCAGAATCATAGTATAAGATTGACCTGCACTATGAGCAGGGGATTGTAGTTTTACACCATGAGAGTTTTGTGAACAGTTAAGTTGTAATTTAGCATCATTACTACTACCATCTCCTTTTACTTCTACTGCACCTGAACCATTAGGATTTAGTTTTATATTGGCATTAGCTGTAGATGTATTTATTTCTCTTGCCTGTACATCTAAGTCTCCTCCCAACTGCGGTGTAGTATCTCCTACAACATCTGATATTTGATCTACAAATTCTAAAGCATCAGCACTACTGTTTACCTTAACTGTCTTACCTGCTGCACTTGTAAAGTTTGCAGGGGTATCTCCAAGCCCTGTAAATGTTGTTGCACCTGCATTTGCAGAAATACCTGCTAGTTTTGTTTTCTCTGCATCAGTAAAAGCATTAGTGTTAGAGTTTGCTTCATAAGCAGTTTTAATCTCAGCATTAGATTGATCTGCTGTAGCTCCTGTTTCTATACCTTGTAACTTTGCTAAATCTAAATCTTGTAGTTTTGTTTTTTCTGCGTCAGTAAATGCGTTTGTATCTGAGTTTGCTTCGTATGCTGTCTTAATTTCCGCATTTGTTTGATCTGCGGTGGCATTTTCTTCAATACCACTTAATTTATCCGTAATCTCTTGTTGAGCAAATAATATCTGGTCACTATTATTATCAAGATCTGTTTCTGTTAAAACACTACCATCAGCAAAATCTACTTTCTTTGCACTTATATTTGTATCTCTTTGAAATTTTATATTACCAGTACCAGAAGGAGGTATGTTACCAGAAGTAAAAGTAACAGTCGAACCACTAATAGTATAGTGAGTACCTAATGTTTTAAGAACACCACCTACTGTTACATCAACTTCAGTATTATCTAAAAAAGAAAATGATATTGCAAAGTTAGTTGTACTGCCATTTCCGTTATGAGTTTGTGACGTAGCAGTAGTGTTAGTAGCCATAATTTAAAAAGTACCTAAATTCATGTTATTCATTGAATTAATCATGTTATTAAAGTAATTAGTTTTAATTCTACTCTTTGCTTCTACCCTAGCATTAAAATCTTTTTCGCCAATATAATCTTTTGTAAACATTAAAATGCCATTTGTTATATATTTATTATTAATTTTTTGTAGTTGTTGATAAATTTCTTCTTGTGCTATTTTTCCTTCTTCAGAATCTAAACCAAATTGTTCTATTTGTGATTTGTGATATGCGTAATGTTGCGGTAAATATTGACCATCTAAGTATGTATTTATAGCTTCTTTTACATTTAATTCTTTTCCTCCCATCTTTAATTTTTGAGTATTTACAATTACTTTTAATACATTATATTCATATTTGTTTAATTTTTTTGGTTCAAATTGGTCACTATTTAAACCTTTAAATTTTGATCCTCTTATTATTTGTGGTGGCTCTGGTAATATTTTACCTATTAATTTATAAGCACTATGTATTTTTATATTTTTACTTGTGCTATGTCTTGATAAAGAAAACAAATCAGGAACTATACCTTTATCTGGATAAAGTATTGGTTCATTAGTAATATGTTCTACTTGATTAGGTAAGTTACCACCTAAAATCATTGGTGCTTTTTCTTTAGATTTATTCCAGATATTATCTAAAATTTTCATCCACATATTATTTCGATTAAAGTTTTCGTCATTAACATCTCTGTTTTGATTAGCCTTATCACCTGCTCTAGTCTTTGTATCAGGTTTCATAAACCATTTTAACCCACTATAATCTCCTTTTGAATTTTTTAATTCTAATGCTTGTTCTTGTGTATAACCTAAAGCCACTAATAAATCAGCAGGTAATCTATGTAGTTTATTTAAAAAACTTGAATAAGGAACTGTTGAACCAGCTATTTGATTTCCTACAAATTCTGTAAATTTTTTACCTTTATAGTTAACATCATCTTCGGGATCATCACTTTTACCAACTTCGGGTATAGAACTTAATATTTTCATTGCTTCATCTATTTGTGAAGTAAAACTTCTATTAAACATATTACGACCAACTGCACAATTCCAATTACAAGTAAATTCACCAAATTCTTTTTCACTTACAAACGGAGAACTTTTAGAGAAATCAACCATTAACCTGATAAATCCAACAATAGGTTCTGGTAATCCTTCGTAAGAACTCCATCTATAAACAGGTTGACCATTTTTATATTCAATGTCTCCATCTTCTGTATATTGCAAAACACCTCTAGAGTAAGGAAGCCAACCATCTTTAAGCATAGTTATAAACATAGCAGCACCTTCTTTTGTCCTCCAATTAGGACCACCACCTGACAATATAACTTTGGGTGGGTCTTGATCTATTGAACTATCTGGTGTTAAAGCATCTCCTATAGCCATACCAGCAATTATTGTACCGAAAGCCATTGATGTTCTTATTTGACCTAAAGCATTTTTACGCACTATTGGATCTGTACTAAGCAAATCATTTTTCATCTCATTTAATAACAATCTATTTACAAGATTTAAGTTTTCAGTTGTACCATCTGGGTATGTTTTAATAACAGGTGTATTAACTAAAGGTACATATCTATTAACTTCTTTAATTATATTTGTAGGTGCTTTTGTAAATTTAAATAAAAATCTCATATAAGGATTTGTAGCAGCAATATTATTAATTTTGTTTGCACTCCAACCGAAAGCATCTTCTGTTCTTATATCTTGAGTAAAAGTAATTGACTTCGCAAATTCTCTTGCTCTTGATAAAATTCGATTTGCAACATCACTAGGTTTACCATTAACTAATAAATCACCTTTAGAGTTGTTTAATATGTAAGTAATAATTCCGTCTGTATGACCTTTAATAAAATTATCTAATTCATCTCCTTTTAATCCTTTTGAATATCCTTCCATAAATGCTTCGTAAGTAGCTGCTGCAATTAAATTTGGTGCTTGTATTAACGCATCATTACTCATCATTAATCTACTTGGTAGTCTTATAAATTTTCCAACTTTGTCGTAAGCAACTAAAGGAAAGAAACTACTATCTGACGAAATCATATATCTTTGACTTACTTCACCTTTGACATTACCAAGGTTAATAAAGTTATCTTCCATATCCCATGATCTTTTCCATGCTTTTCTAGCAAAATTAAAATTCTGATGTAAGGCAAAGAGATGTTTTATAGCTGCTTTTAATTCTGCTGGATTGCTTGAACCAATTAAAAGGTTAGCTGACTTTAAATAACTCATAGCTATCCCAGAAAACAAATTAATCTCTTGTGTTGTAGGTGCAGATAACAAAGCATTAATACCAATTTCGTTATAAGTTCTCATTAAATTACTAATTCCTTTCTTAACATCAAATTTATTTGCTTGAACCAAAGGTACAATTTTTTCTACCACTCCTTCAGTCTGTGATATTTGATTTGTTAGTCTTATTAATTCGCTATAGTCTCCTGTCTCTTCTGCTATTTTTACTTGTGCTAGAAAATTGCTTTTAAATTCTTGGTTAAGTCTTAGCTTTTCTTCAATACTTCCTTCTATATCAGGTTGTATCATCTCCCAAGTTTTCTTTTGGTTAGGAGTCATATTAATTACTTCTTCTACTGTCTTACCAGTAATTCCTGATTCTGGTTTCATCTTGAATGAAGTAACAGTTCTAGCTGCTTGTGTTCTTAGAGGAATACCTAGTGTTAACCACTCTTCTACTTCTAAAAAAGCTTCAGCTAATTTATCAACAAATATTCTTATATCACTTGGATTTTTATTTTTAATTGCTGAAATTAATTTTTGATTTACATTAGCTACGTTGTCAGAAGCTAAAACAATAACTTGACTTAGTGCATAATTTAAAGAATCACTTGGTACAAGATCGTATAATTTTGCATAAATGCCAGCATATTCTTTTATTTGTTTTGTATTAGATAGTGTAAGTACACCTTCATCAAACATTCCTAGACCTTCTAGTTTAGTTTGAACTTGACTTTTACTTCCTGTAAATATATCTACATCTTTTAAAATTGCTATTATCTGTTCAATCTGTTGTTGTTGTTTAGGTTTTAAATTCTTTATAAATTCTACTTGTTGTGGATTTTTATTACGATCACCTAAATTTTGTTTAGATGTTACTTCTTCACCATTCTCTGTACTTTTTATTGTTTCTCCTATTTCTTCTGTTTTTATTCTTTTTTTATTTAATGGTGTTAATTGATTTCGTTTAAATTTTTTACTTAATGCAGTTCCTTGTTTAGAAACAAATTGAACTGTAATACTATCTTTATTTACTGCAACAACTGTACCAATGTTATTTCTATCAGATGCTTTTACCTTCATTCCTAAAGCAAAGTCATCAGTTGTTACTGTTGTCTTTGTTTTTTGTTTAACTTTTGTTTTAGCTGTAATAAATCCTTTAGATGCAGGTATAGTCAACTCTAAACCTATAGTATTATTACCAGCTTGTGATGTTCCTGTCTTTTCAATAACCATATTTTTTATTTTCTGATGTAATTTTGCTCCATGCTCTCTTACTTCTTTTTCTGTAAACCCTTGATCTATAAGTGACCTCACCATTAACCCTTCATTTTGTGGATATTTCTTTTTGCCAAATCTTAAAGACCAAGCAATCCTATCAAAATCTGATTTAAAAAGAATCTTAGCTCTACCATAAGAAACTTTCATATTTTTAAATTGTTGTGGCATTACATAGGTTCTTACTACATCTTTAGTTTTTGATGTTTCATTTATTTTTTCTGTATTTTTAATAATATCTTTTTGATCTAATAACAATTTTCTCTTTTCAGTTAATTCATTAAATAATTTTTCGTCTTGTTTGTTTTTAAATTTAAGTGTGCCATCTTTAGACGTACTTCTTTTAGTAATATTATCTATCATTGAAGTAATAAGATTAACTACTTCATCTCCATCTTCTCCTTTAATATTGCCTTGAGGTTGTTGTTCTAATTGTTTTTGTAAAATTTGAGTATCACTAAAGAATTTATTTAAACCTTCTATTTCATTATCACTTATAAGTTTACTAACTTCTGTCGCTGACTTACCTTTAAATTTAACAAGAAGACCATTAAATAATTCTAAACCTCCTTTTAAACTAGCAGCAAACGTACCACCAAGACCGATTGAAAATAAATATTCTTGCAGATTTGGAAATCTATTTTCGTCTATTAAAGTTCTAACTGTTGTTTCACCACCACCAATAGTACCACCAAACAAAAATGATTTACTAATACCTCTTATTCCTTTATCCGTTACTCCATAAGGTATTGTTTGCAAAGCAGTAGAAGTAAATAATTCACCCCACTTTAATTTATCTTTTTGACCAAGGAAGCCAGCTTGACCCATTCTTCCTTCTTGAGACAAATAATTTAAATATGCACCACCAAAAGAATTTATACCAACGTAAGCTAAAGCTCCGTATGGTCCTAGTTTTAGTAAAGGTGCAGTTATAAAATCAAGACTAAGACCACCTGTTAGTTCTATTCCAAAACCTTTTAATGTTTGATTAAATTGAGTTAGGTTTGTTCTTTCAACTATGGGTACAGTAAAACCTTTGTCTTCATAAAATTTAATTATATTATTTAAACTTCCTTGAAACTCTGGTGTTTCTATAACATCTTTAGGTATGTCATTATTTAACATCTCTTGAAACGAATAACCTGTTTCATTCTTAAATAATTTATTTATTTCAATTCTGTCTTTAGGTAATTTTATAGGAGTATTATCATTTTTAAATTTATCAAAAAAGTTATTAAATCTTAAATATTGAAGCATCCCATCAGATATTGGTATAACTCCTTCGGGTGCATCTTCTGTTAAATTTTCAAATAATGATCTACCAAAATTAAATTCATCACTTTGAAATTCATAAGTATCAGTATCATTTAAATAAAAATTATTTATTGAATTGTTTAAATTGTATTCAGTATCAAAATCTATAAAGCTTAAATCGTTTTTAAAAAGATTTGATTTAGAAAAAACATTAACTGGCTTATCTCCTAGATTCTCTTCAAAATTATTCTCTACATTATTATTAGCCAACAGAGTATTATCTACTGTTGTAGTATCATCTACTGTTGTAGCATTATCTATTAGTGGATTTTCATTGGTAACTTCTTCTTCATTATTAAGAAGGTTGTTAATGTTTGAGTCTGTCATGTTTAAACCTTACCTAAGTTAATGGTATAGCGATATGGGTTATCTAGTATGTTTTTAAGTTTATCTTCACCTATCTTATCTACAACATATCTTCTAGGTGCATTATTTACTAGCTCTAAAAATCTATTTTTTATTGGGTTCGGTAAAGGTAAACCCATAATTGTAGAGTACATAGAGTATGGCATCCTAATTAATAAATCACTTCCACCTGTTTGCGAATCTTCAGTTTCAAATAAATATGTGTTATTAAATTTCATTTCTCCTGTTTTAACATAATGCTCTACGTCAAGATAATTACCATGCCCTATAGAATTTTGCAGTCCTAATCTGTTGTTATAACCAAATCCCATCATTAATTGTTGTCTAACATAATCTTGTACTCCTTGATAATCTTTTGCTCCAAGTAATGTTTTAGCAATATTAGTATTTAATATTCCATTAGTTTCTTGCTTTAAAAACTTCTGGTCATCTTCTGTTAGTAAATTTGTGAGGTCTTGATTTTGCTCTGCATTATTCGCAATATAATTATCAAGAAAGAAATCAACAAAGTTTTTAGATGATTCTACTTTTCCTATTTTAGCAACTGTATCAAATGTAAATTCTTTAGTATTGGCACTAAAATCTTTAGCTAATTCAACAACATTATTTATAATCGAAGGTTCGACTTCTGGTGATTGATTATTGGTAGGAAAATTATAAGCAATCATACTTCCATCAGTTATACCCAAATTAGGTTTAATTTCATTTGCAAAGGGATCAAAATTAGAAGTAACTTTTTTAACTTTATTATTTAAATTCATTTGGTTTATTTGTTTATCTGTATCATTTTCTTTCTTGTTGTTGTTGTTATTATTGTTGTTAAAAAAATTAAAACCTTGATTAATTTTTTTTACAGCATCTTCAAATGTTAAAAGCCTTGCATCAATCGCTTCTTCTTTTGCTATTGAATCTAAGTCTTTATTTCTCATAATGTTTCGTATATCTTTAGCTAAAACTTTTTCTAATTGATATAACTTATCAACATTATTAGGAGGTATGACATATGCACCAGAAGAAGATTCTTCTTTTAAATAGTCGTTTGCAAAGTTTAGAGACTCTTGTATTTGTGGATATGACTCCATATAACTTGTGCCAGTAGTTCCTTTTATTAAGTTTTGTAAGTTTGTAAACCTTTCACCATCTTCTGTTGTTCTAGCAGAACCAAGATTTTTATAGAAATTAGCTAACTCTGTTATTGCTTCTTCTTTTCTTCCTGTGTATTCACCCTTTAACCAATCCAATTCAAAGTTATCAAACCAAGCATCAACATTGAAATTTATTAAAGAAAATTGTTGATCTATAAAATCTATCCTGTCACCAAATTTTATTTTTAAATTTCGTAGCGTTTCATAATTACTTTTAATAACATCTACATCAGAACTTTGCATATCTAATCCTTCTATAGTTTGCATTATTTCTTTTTTGTCTTGATTCTCTAGTGCATCTGTTTCTTCTTTATTAACATCATTAATTTTTTTTAATATATTTTTTCTAATTTCTAACAACTTACCATCTTTATAAAAACTACTTAGATCAGATTGTATTACATCTTTATTTTTAGTTATTGTTCTTGGACCAACTTTTAAATCTCCTACAAATTCAGTAAAATCATCAAACCTTTCTAAAGCTTCTGCCATTGTCAAGCCTTCTTCTAAGTAAGCTTCAATAATTTTATAGCCTGATGATTCAATCATCTTTAGCATATTTGCAGGTGATACTGCTTCTTGCAAACCTCTCTTTTCTAAATCTCTAATATTACTTTGTAATTCATTTAAAGCATATGTGTTGCCATCTATAAATCCATCATTATCTATAATATTTAATTCAATATTTTTATCATAATCATCAATACTAAAGTAAGTACCTAAAACTGAATCATTAAAAGATGAAGATAATAAATTTAAAGTTGAATCTGCTTTGTTGCTTACTTGGTCACTATACGCTTTAGTTAAAGCTGCTGATTGTTTTGGAAAGAAATATTGATTTAATAAATCTGGTCTTACTCCTTTTGTATCTAATAATTGAGTTTGTGTAAATTCTGATACTGCTGATTTGTATTCATCAGAATTAACATCAAAGCTAGATAAAGGCATATTAATAATACTGCCATCTTTTTGTTCAAAAGGTATTGTCTTAGTTTTAAAAAAATCTTGTGTTTTAGCATCTGCAATATTACCAAGATTAATTGCTATTTGTTTTTCTACTCCATATTGAGTAAAAATATTATTACCAATTAAATCTTTTCTTGCTCTGCTGCCATCTCTTTCTTGTACTTTTTTATATATATCTTTTAAATCATCAGGTGGAGAATTTAATACTTCATTTTGTCCTTCTAAAATTAAATATGGTTTTTGTCTATTAATTTCATTGCCTAGAATTTTTTGAACATTAGGATTTACTGTTGATATGGCAGAATATAACTCCATGATAGGAGTTTTTGGCAATACACTAACTTGTTCAACTGCTGTTTCAACAGGATTTCTGAAAGATTTACCTGCGGTACTTGTAAATTCTGTTGTTTGTTTTTTTAAAACCATAATTTACCCAATAGCTAAAGCATTAGTGTAGGAACTTAAAGCACCTGTACCAATATTTAAAAGAGTTGATCCTAAACTTGGTATTGCGTTATAGGCTTCATTGATATTACTTTGTATTTTATTCTTTCTTGTTAAGTATTCTGATTCTGTTTGTTGGATATTAAATAAATATTGCCTTTGCATTGATGCGATACTTTGATTTACTGATTCTCTGTAATTAGCACCTTGTCTGTCTGTGTCCATTAATAATAAATTAACTGTTGTACCTGATTGTTCTGATGCCACTATAGCTCTATTCGCTACTAATGTATCTATGTTTTTAGCAAACATATCTTGTGCTGCACTTTTTTCTTCTTCAGATTTCTTTTCTGCTAAAGCTAATTGTTTTTGTCTTTTATCATCTTCTATTGATTGATTAGCTAATAATCCTTGTTGATATGTTTGTTGTGCTTGTGATTTTGCAGCAGCCCTACCAGCAAAAGCATTAACCGCAGTAAGACCTAAACCTATATTAAAAGCAGCAGCTTGAGAAAGTAAAGCACCACCAACAGCTTTTGTACTTAGTCCTAATGCAGCACCAACACACATCTAGGCAATCCTCAGAAATTCGTAAAAAGGTTTTTTTTGTTGACCATAACTCTCATGTAATTTTACAAAAGTAAAACCTAGAGTTCTTAACCACTTTATAGCAGAAGTGTTTTCTGCATATACATAATTATAAAGTATATTATAAGTTCTCAGTAAATTATCAACCCAATCTCTACCTTGTTTTGTTAATTGAAATCTGTACTTTTTATTTTTAAACAGTTCATCTGTAGCAACCATCCATATACAACCATCTGTCTGTACTCCACATAAACCTATTGGTTGGTCATCATCATCTGCAATAGCCATATTAGTTTTACTGCTTAAAAATGTAAAACTAAGAGCATCTTCTGGTGTCATGCCTGTTTGATAATGTGCTTCGATTTTATCCATAACCCTCATGTTTTTTACTACAAATTTAAAGTCTTTTAGTTTAGCTTTTCTTAAATACCCCACTAAATTCTTCTACTCCTTATATGGAATACACCTTCATACTCTGCACTAGCTAGTCGTGTAGGAAGGAACGTATCGTTTTTTATGTCTATATCTACCCTATCAGACTTACTCATTATTGGTACTTTAAACGTACCAGTATCAAGATTTATTTGACCGATAGCAGCAGAAGCAGAACCAAGTAAACGACCAGTAAATTTATGAGTACTTGTGTCTCTATTCTCAGGTGTTACTTCTACTTTAAAAAATCCAGCATCTTCATATTTAATGTAAAAGAAATGCAACTGTAACCTACCACCTACATACTCAGGAGTACCACCACCTTGTTCTGTTAGTCTCTGTTTACTAAACCTGTAGTGCATTTCATAAGGTTCGCCAATAATAAATTTACTATTTCTAAAGTCTCCTGTGGCAGTAATAGTAGAAGTAGATCCATCTGTAGTATTAGAGGTGCTTAAAACCTGACCTGATGTAAGAGTTTTTGTATTGCCTTGAGCATCTACAAAAGTACTTGTCTCTCCATTAGCAAGATACCTACCAACTATATTCATATTGGCTCTTAGTCTATAAGGAACAGTAAAGGTAGATAGACCAGTACCAGAGCTATAAGCTACTGATACACCAGTAGTAGCTTCAGAAACTTTATGATCTAAGTGATATTCAAAAGTAGCATTGGCTTCTGTAAACTCAGTTTCAAAAGGTATCTTTTCTAAAGTAACTTTGTTTGCTTCTTCTACTACTGCAAACAAATCAGTACCAATAAAATCTACATTTAATATAGACCTGTTGCTATTGATAGTAAAAGTAAACCAAGCACTTAAAGCTTTCTGTCCATCCCCTCCATATAACCATCTGTAAACATATAACTTGTTTGGATTATCTGAACCTAACAAGACAAGAATATCTTGATTGGTTGATACTGCCATTTTAAAAACATTAGTTGGTATCAGTCTTGGTACATGAATTGTTATGTTTGCTGCATCTTTTATCTGTGATTCTCCCGAAATTATATATTCTCTAATACCTGCAAAAGAACCTTTTTGAGTTAAGAAATAAATAGAACTACCAGAAGGTACAGGTTGTGCAGCAGAACTACTTTCAAATTCTGTTATTACCAGTACGTTAGCTGTTTTAGGAGTAAGGTTATCTGCTGAACTTGCTAATACAAACTGTGTTTGTTCTGAGAAAAGTATTAATTTTTCTCCCATTGTTACTGCACTCTTTAGTATTGCAACTTTTGTATGAGAAGCAGCTACATCAATAGGTTCATTATCTAATACAGATACAACTGTCTCAGGAAAGAAGTTAAAAAACTCAGATACCCTAGAAAGAATTACATTATCCCCTGCAAGAAACCCAAGTCTGTTTCTAAAAAAGAATACGTTATTAATTTTATTACCAATAAAAGAAGGATCAGGTGCAGATACAACATCACCTACAGTTCTTTCTCCCCATTTAGGTAACGTATAGTCAACACTAGATATGGTGTAAGTATCACCATCTACTTTTGCAAATCTAAAATTACCATCTGCCTGTCTTACTAAAACGTGTGGCATAGTGGCATAGTCAAATTTAAAAGGGATGCCAGCTTGTATTGTCTCTTCCCATTGCCCTTCTTCAAATGCACCACCATTATTAGTGACAAACTTAACGTAGTAGTTATCAAAGTTTGTATCGTCATCTCCTTTTATTTCTACAACATATCCATTAGGAGAAACAGTAGGCAGATCAGTAAATCTTTGTACTGAATCTTTTATTATTGTCATCTTAGTATCACCTTGAGTATCACTACCATCTATAGAAAAATTAGAATTATCATTTTTTCTTACATATAAAACAGGACCATTTCTAGTAATCGTAAAACCAGATAGACCAGAATCAAGACCAGACTTAAGATCAGTAGCTATGGTATCTGTACTGAGAGTAGAATCTCCAGAAGTGTTATCAGTAACAGTTACCCCATCTATCGTTACAGAGTAGGTTGTATCTGCTGTTGCTTGATTAATAAATATAATTGCTTTTGTTCCAGTACCAGAACTAAGAGTAGTGTCCATAGCTGCTGTAATACTGGTGTTAACCACAAATGTATAGTCAGCAATAGTAACTGTCTTAAGTACACTTCTAGGTGTAGAAGTATTCAAGTAAGCAGTACCATCAGGTTTGTTTACTGTCTTCTCTGTACCATCTAACTCATATACTTTTACATTTCCATTGCTAAATACAGCTACATATCTTTCGTTTACATCTCTATTAATAGTTTGGATATGAACATTACCAAGGGTAGAAGAAGATAAACCTGTTACATATTGAAAGCCACTTCGCTTTGTTAGACCAAGAACAGGGTTGCTGTCAGCATTATCTTGTATATCAGCATGATCTGGTTGCTTCAATGAATCAGAAGATTGCGATATACCTCTTAATAATGTAGGTATAGCTCTTGATATAACAGACATAATTATCTAATTAAAGCACTTGATGGGTTGTAAGTATCAAAGACATTAGTTAATGAAGGATCACCTCTTAATAAATTGTGATCTCCGTTAGCTAAATCTGTTTCCATTAATATTGACCTAGCTCTTATTTCATCTTCTTGTGTATAAGTTCTCAAACCATCATCACCAACAAGTCTATCTACAAATATTCTTGCAGCTTTGATTGTCATATATCTTCTAGCTGGTTCTGGTATCTCATCAAAAGTTCTGTAGTAAACAACAGTACAATCTAAGTCATCATCAAATTCATACTTGTTATTTAATCTGTCATATAATTTTAATCCTCTTTGTATTGCATCAATCGTAGGGTGATGATGAATATTAGGATCAACTCTCAATACATTAGTAGCTATGTTGACATGGTTTGATCCATCTCTAGTAAGAGTTACATTAATCTCAGTATTGAAAGACCAGCCTTCAGACTGCACTTCTTTATTTACTTCAGTCAAAGTAGTCTGAGCTATCTTTACATCAACAGGTAACGTACCAGTTAAAGAGTTTACTGGTGCTTCTCCTATTGCAGCCAACATAATGTTGATTGATTCAAGTTCGGTGGTTGCAGCTACAGTCATTGTTTAGTACTTTTTTATTTTTAAAGATTCTCTTCCACCTTTTTTCTTTTTCTTCTTCTTGGTAATGTTGTAAGCTTTTCCTTCGGGCATAATAAAAAAAGGGTATCTAATAATAAGATACCCTATAAATTGAAATTAAGAAGCAGATAGCTTAATAGTAGCTGCACATTCTGGTCTTAGGATTCCATGACCAAGAGCATATTTAGCAACCATTAATGTACCTTGATACATAATTCCGTAGTCAGAACCAGAGATCTCAGTTGTCATATCCATTAGCTTAACTGTACCAACAGCAGACTTATGGAAGACAAGACCAATAGTTTTACTATCATCACCTGAGTAAGTGTTATTAGCACCACTTGGGTTAGATCCTACGTTTGCTTGAGGTACGTTATTAGACATCATTACAGGGATGCCAGCTACTTGTTGTACCTTACCAGAAGCAAACGAACCATTACCTTGTGGGTTAAAGTCAACGTCAACTGTTCTAGTAGCAGATTCAGCAAGTTTGTAGTACTCAGCAGGTGGTAGTACACAGAAACGATCTGTTGGAGGGATGTCTCTCTCGTCAAATGTCTGTGCAATATCATAGATAGCTGCTGCTATCTCATCACCAGTTACGTTTGCTGAAGCAGTATTACCATTAGCAAGTGTTAATACAAGACCACCATTACCACCTGTAAGAGTAGTAGATGCTCTTGAAGCATTTGCTATTTGCTTGGCTACGTTTTGATCGTAAGTACGAGCAAGTGCTTTACCAAGTTCATCAGCGTAAGTTGCCCTTACGTCATAATGATTCTTGAGTTCATCTATTGAAGCAATGAAACTCTGTGCAATTAAAAGATCATCTATGTTGATAATCTTTTCATTCGCTAAGATCTGGTTTGCTCCTACGAGTGGGTTGCCTACTGTATGGTACGCAGCAGTCGCAGTTCCTAAAACAGGAAACTGTGCTGATTTTCCACTTGTAATAGTACGAACTGAATGAAGCTGTTCATTAAAAATGTTATTTCTGGTGAACGCAGTTAGCACTTCCCCCGAAAAAATTTTTAAAAACAGGGCATCAAAGCCTGTTCCACTATTGTTAACCAGACCAAGGCGAGAGGTAGTGGCATTAGCCATACGAAAACTCCTTGATTAATGTTTACAATTTAAGAAACTAACTTTGCTTCAATCCTTTCTCACAAGTGGTATCTGACGCATCAGGCACTTAGATATTTAGATTTCTACTTTGTTAATTTATACTGACCCACAATTCCACTTCCTTAAAGCAAGTGCTTTGCGAGTTAGCTTACCATCTTTCTTTAATGGTCCTTTTGCTTTTGACATTCTTGCACAAAAAGATTTCCTTCTTGATTTTTGTCTAGGCGAAAGACCTGTCTTTTTTGTAACAGGTGCTTGCAAGTTTCCACCTGTTGCTTGGTTATATTTCTTACGACCAGAAGCAGTCAGACCCCCTGTTGGGTCTTTGTCCTTCTTAGTAAGAGATACTCCCTTAGACATAAAAGATGTAGGCTATTTAAAATATAGCATTATTATGCAATCTTTAAACTATCTCTATTCTTCTTTTTCTTTTTAGGAAAACCTGCTTTCATGTTTGCATAAGCTTCATCAGTAATCGTACTTTTCTTTTTAGAACGACTGATGCCTTTCTTTTTTCTTTGGTTGATGTTGTAGTAAAGACCTTTTTTCATGATTACCCAAATACGTTACTGTTTTCTAAACGTGCCTTAACTTGTTCTGTATAAGTTACATCTTTTTCCCAACGAGGATCACCCATAGCAGCTATAACTTCTGCTGTTGATCTGTAAGGTGTAACTCCACCAGAAGCAGGTTTACCAGAATAAAGATTTGGTTCAACTCCCATAGCGTTTTGGTATCTAGTATATAATCCTTGTACCATCATACCTAGTTGTGGACCAGACATTGTATTTGTTGCATCATTGAAAGCTTCTATTTCTGGTTTAGATAAATTCTCTAAAGCCCAACCAACCATCTTGCCATAAGCTTCATCTCCACCAATGGATTCTCTTATACCTTTTACTTCTTCTGTTGCAAGTTCATTAGCAGCACCTTCTCCATCTTCACCATAACCCATCTCTGCTGCCCTACCAGTAAGGTAAGAGTCAACTGCATTTTTAGATAAACCTGCATCTAATAAAGATTGATACATTTCTTCTGGTATCTCACCTTCATTCTTATGAAACTCTGCACTAATCTTGTAAGGATCTATCTGTGCTTCTTTAAATATTTCACCTAAAGTTTCACCATAGTTTTCATTTACAGAAGAGTAATCAACAGTTCCATCTTCTTGATAGAAGTCTTCATATCCTTCTGGTACTCCTGTAGATTCTGGTGTTTCTTCTGTTACTGGTGTTTCTTCTGTTACTGTACCAAGCTTACCTTCTAATTCTTTATAGCTATTAGCAAGATCTTCTACAGTTTTAAACTTACCAGCATACAAACCATTCTCATCCTTTAAACCTTCGAGGTCTTGTTGTGAAACTGGTGGGGTTTCAGATACTTGTACTTGTGATGAAGTCATAGTGGTTTTCTTTTAACTATAGTGAATTGTACTGCCATGTCTAGTAGTAGTGTCACCTGAGTTCTTTGGTACAGGATTTTCTTCGTTCTTTCCTACTGGACTGACAATAGCTTTTTCAGATTCAGAGATAAACTTTCCGTCATCATCTCTTTTTCTAGACTTCTTGGTTGGCATCAGGTTGTCCTCCTTGTTGTTGTAATTGTTGTGCCTGTGCAGAATTTTTAGGATCTAATAATTTAGAACCTAAAGCAGCAGGTCCAAGACTTTGAATAAGCTGCTGTTGTTGTGCAGCTTGTTGCTCGGCTTGGATCTCCTCTTGTGTTTTTACTAGGTTAGCAGTATCTATACCGATACTGGTAGCAAGACGTTTGACCGCTTCATCCACGTTTACGTACTGTCTCATTACATCTGGTCCTAAAGCTTGAGCGACAGTTCCGATAAACTCAATCAGTTTGTTTCTATCATTACCTCTACCAAGTCCTTGAAGTCCAGTTACTATCTTAGGTTTTACCAACTCATCAGGCAGCTTTGGTACTTTACCTTGTCTTACTAATAGGTGCATCCTACGTCTAAGGTATGGTAGTTGAAACTCTTGAGTTAAGATACTATAGATACCTCCCAGACTATTCTCTAGCTCCTGTGCCATTAAGCTAACCTCTGCTGCTGTTACTCTTTCTGCATCTCGTTGTACTGATCTAGCCATAAGAAAAGCAAACTCAAGCCTACCTTCTATTCTTTGTATTGCACTAAACGCAACAGAAAAATCTCCACTCTTACCTACTTGCATGACAGAAATATCAGAAGCAAGACCTTCTCGAATGGCTCCATTAGGTGCTTTAGCTAAAGTTGCTGCTCTTGTTACACCATTTGGATTTACTAAGAATAATGTTTTAGCAGAAGCAGCAGCACCTTCAATGATCGCTTGCATCAAAGACTCAAGACTAATTAAGTCTCCTCTATATTCTTCTACATATCCTCTTCCGTAATCTTCTCCATCTACTCTTATAAACCTTAGAGGAATCCAAGGAGATACATCAAGCTTTGATCTACCATCTGTATTAGGTATCTTTTCTCCTTTACATTCTTGATACCAGAAGACATCATCATTAACCCTTTGTATATATGTATATATATCAAGGTCTTCTTTCATTGTTACAGCATCATAGTTCTCTTTCTTTTTAATCTGCTCTAAGAAATCAGCAGGTAAAGCTTGAGGATGTACTGTCTCTTTAGTTAATATCTCTAATACATTTCCTACTTCATCACGCTTACAAACAAACTTAGATAGTGGATATACCTTTAGTCCTTTATCTGTTAAGTAAAGAAGAACATTACCTGATACAACTAAATGTTTGAGTGCTTCAAACATAGCAACTCTGTCATTAGATATTTCTATCTGATTCATCAAAGCATTTTCTATAGTGCGTAGTCCTTTATCTAATTCACTTTGTAGTTCTTCTTGTCCTTGTTTTTTTATTTCAAGACTATCAATTTCTAATTTAAAAAATGCTGTGCTTGGTGGCAGCAAAGTCATTAATAATTTATTTGATAAAGAATTAACACCACGACTACCTGTTGCTTGGAAAGGTGTCTTAATCTTAGCTCTAGTACCAGTTGTCTGTTCTGGTATCAGGCTAGGTATCGTAAGCTTTGAAGAGTCTTTAGCTTCTCTATCGTAGGTTGATCTATTAGTTACAAGGGTTTCATATCTACTTGCTGCTGTAGTTCCTTGTGTTGAGTATTCCATTTTAAGAGTAATTTAGATTACCAGAACTAGCAGTATTAGCAAGCAAAGGTATTTGTAAAGACCTAGTACCTAACCTCTTTGGTGCTATAGCTCTAGCAATCTTACCACCTGTAACTTTTGAACCTGTCTTTTTCTTTTTAGTCTTAGTACCCATAGTTCTATCGTCACCGATAGCAACCTTAGTTGCCGTCTTCTCGATAGGAGAATCAACTGGTTCTGGATCAGGTAATGGTGGGGGTGAAGGTGATCTGAAACACATGATTAAGCTGTCCTCCTATTCTTTGGTTTTTGTTTGCCAGTAATAGATTTATTACCCATTCTAGCTTTTGCTAAGCTTTGTGCTTTAGTTGGATTACCTTTAGAATAACCTCTCTTTAGTCTAGCAGCACGTTCACTTTTTTCTTTTGCTCCAAGACCACCTCCACTTCTAGTTAAAGTTTTTGCAGTTGTAAGGTTAGGATCTACATAAGTTCCTTCTTCCTTCTGTCTTTTTATCATCAAAGATTCTGTAGCTTTAGCTGTATCTTTAGGGTCATCAACTCCTGTCTGTGTACCACTTACAGTAACAGGTCTGTTTTGATATTCTTTCTTAGGTTGTTGAGTCATTCGACCACCACCACCAAGGCACATAGTTAATCCTCCAAGACTCTATTAGTTAACATAGTTTCTTTCTGTCTTAGTTGCTGTTCAATTAGATAATCAACAACATACCTCTGCCCTGCACGATACCATACTTCTCGATCTGATAGCGATAGGTCTGGGTGTCTGTTAGGAAACACTTGATCTAAAGCTTGTATAAGTTCGTCAGTAATTACTGGTAAATTCACAGAGATTAAAGTGTTATATCTATATTATATGTTATCCTAATGATAGCAAGGAGTGGTTACCTTGTTGCACAGAAAAATGAAAAAGACTCTAGGTGAGTGGTTCCATCTAGAGTTTTTTTTATGGCTGCCAAAGTTTTACTTCACCTGTGCTGTAGTTATAATCTCCCTCTCGTAGTATTCTTGTGAGTCTTGCATTGAGAATAGCATCAGCAATACTATAACCTTTCTTTGTATATGTCTCCTGTACCTTAGACCATAGTGCATCTCTAGTATCTGGTGTATTGGCTAGTGTCTTGGAAGCAGTAACCATACCCATACCTTTAAGACCTGCGATACCATCACCAGAGTCACCTGCTAGTGACATCTCAAACCAATGCCTGTCTGCTTTCTTCTCTGTAATATGTAAGATCTCATCTTCTTGTATTAACTTACAAGGTATAGTCTTCATGTCTTTATCAACAGAGACTATGATTGGATTTTTGTACTGACCATTGGTAGCCAGCAACCCAAGCACATCATCTCCTTCTAAGTTTGGATAGGCAGCAGATTCATATTCATTCTTTATTTTTTTGATAATACTTTTAAGTGCTAGTGGTTTTCGTTTACCTATCCTGTTTAGTTTGTACTCAGGAAATATCTCATGTCGAAATGTAGGGTAAGAAGTAAAGCACATAACTACATCATGCTTGTCTTCTGCTATTTGTTTATATACATCTAACCTGCTTTCAATCAAATTCATAATATCTCTTTCATCAGAGTGAAGAGTATGTTGCCAATCATTCCATCTTGTATCTACTTCACAAGCACAACAAGAAGAATAGACTAGCCAATCGGCATCAATTAATAAAGTCATAAGTCAG